TGAATAAAAAGTATAAAGAAGGAAGAAAACCACTTCGGGTAAACTGGTCCACTGAAGAGATGACACCACAAGATACAGATAACAACAAACTGTGGCAACAGTTGAGAACGGTTGATTATTTAAATCAAACCCCAATTATCCAGTTTATGGAACCCGCAGTTGAGGCCGACGATGTAATTTCTTATATTAAATTGTCACCCATGTTTGAGGACTGGCAAAAGGTTATCGTTTCCGCGGACAAAGATTTTATTCAATTGTTGGATGACAAAACGCTGTTATACCGGCCGACACAGTCACAGGTGCTTAATAAAAATAAGATTTTAAATGAATACAAAATTCACCCAACTAACTTTGCAATCGCTCGCGCCATGGTCGGCGATTCAAGTGATAATTTGAAAGGGATCCCCGGGGTCGGCTTAGCGACGGTAGCCAAGAGATTTCCTTTTATGTCATCTTCTAATAGTGTTATGATGAGTGACATAGCTAATTACTCTGTTGACAACATGGAAGAATTAAAAGTCTATGAGAAGGTTTTGGATCATTTAGACTTGATTGAAGAGAACTATGCGATTATGCAGCTATCTTCACCATTTTTATCTTCTCAAGCAAAAAAGAGAATTGATGAAACCTTTGAGGGTTTTACTCCCATTTATAAGCAAACTGAAATGAGGAAGTTAATGATACAAGACGGCGTTTTGACCGTTAACATACAGTCCTTGGAACAAAAATTTAACGATATCATTTCCTCTTTCTCATAAAATAATAAAAAAAAAGGAACAAAATGCAAACTACAGTCGACTTTTCAAAGTTTGGCAAGTCGTTTCAAGAAGACCTTTGTCATCTCATTCTTGATGATAGACCCTTCGCAGATCAGATGTTTGAAGTACTTGATCTTAACTTTTTAGAATTAAAACACCTGAGAGTTTTTATTTCTAAAATAAGTCAATATAGAAAAAAATATGGTGTTCACCCAACATCTAATATTATGATGACGATTATGCGAACTGGCCTCGAAGACCAGCCGGAATCGGTCCGGATCCGTATTAGAGATTATTATGCTCGTGTGTTATCCACTGGCCTTGTGCCAAATTCTGCTGAATATATTAAGGATACTGCTTTAAATTTTTGTAAGAAACAGAAATTAAAAGAGGCTTTAGTCAAATCTGTTGAGCTTATTAAATCATCTTCTTTTGATGAAGTTTCGAAGGTTATTGACGAGGCTTTGAAACTTGGTTCGGATAATAGTTTAGGATATGAATATTTAGCTGATTTTGAGAAGAGGTTTGAATTGAAATCCCGCGACCCCGTAACAACTGGATGGCGCCACATTGATGAAGCTTCGCTTGGGGGTTTGGGAAAGGGGGAACTTGGCGTTGTCGTAGCACCAACCGGGGCGGGAAAATCCATGGCTTTGGTCCACCTTGGCGCCCAGGCACTTATTCTAGGCAAAAATGTTTTGCATTATACGCTAGAATTGGCGGATACTGTTGTGGCAAGCAGGTATGATTCGGCTATAACTGGTGTAGAGTTGAGAAACCTGCCCGTGTTTAAGGAAAAGATATATGATGAAATTAAAGATATTAGCGGTAAGTTGATTGTAAAAGAATACCCCACAAGATCGGCGTCAATACAAACAATCAAGAATCATATCGATAAGTTGCGCCGTCGAGATTTTATCCCCGGCTTAGTTATCGTGGATTACGGGGATCTCATAAAACCTGAATCGTCCGGAAAAGATGAGAAAAGACACCAGTTGGAAACTATTTATGAAGAACTGAGAGGCCTTGCACAATTATGTGAGTGCCCTTTATGGACCGCATCACAGACAAACAGATCAGGATTAAACGCAGAAGTGATCACAATGGAATCTATTTCAGAAGCATTCAATAAGTGTTTTGTCGCGGACCTTATTTTCTCTATTTCTAGAACGATAGAAGACAAAAATACAAATACTGGTAGGATTTTTATAGCCAAAAATCGCAATGGCCCCGATGGTTTAATTTATCCTATTTTTATGGATCCCAGCAATGTAAAAATTAAAGTTTTAGATCCAACTAATGAAAGTATTGATGATATTATTGAAAAATCTTCCAAAGAAAAATTAGAAAATTTGAAACAGAAGTACGCAGCTTATAAGAAAGAAAAAGGAGGAGACTGAAGTGGAGCTATCAAATAAAATTCTGTCAGATATTACGGTATATATGAAGTATGCTCGGTTTTTAGACAAAAAGAAAAGGAGAGAAACGTGGGAAGAACTTGTAACTCGTAATATGAATATGCATTTAAAAAAATTTCCTAATCTAGAATTACAGATTAGGAAATCTTATAAAATGGTTTTTGGAAGAAAGGTTCTTCCATCTATGAGATCGATGCAATTCGGGGGAAAACCTATTGAGGTGGCGCCAAATCGTATTTTTAATTGTGCGTATATGCCTGTTGACGACTGGCGCGCCTTCGGCGAAGCGATGTTCCTTTTATTAGGCGGAACGGGTGTTGGATACAGTGTACAAAGACATCACATCGAAAAATTACCTGAAATAAGAAGGCCAAACATGAAAAGAACGAGAAGGTTTTTGGTGAATGACTCGATTGAAGGGTGGGCAGATGCCATTAAAGCCCTTATGAGATCTTATTTTTATGGCGGCTCTCGCCTCCGATTTGATTTTTCAGATATTCGTTCGAAGGGCACCCGTTTGGTTACCTCCGGTGGTAAAGCCCCCGGTCACCAACCTCTTCGTGAATGTTTGGTCAAGATAGAGGGCATGTTAACTGATAAAGCAGACGGCGATCACCTTCGCCCCATAGAGGTGCACGATATAGTTTGTTATATCGCAGATGCTGTTCTTGCCGGCGGTATCCGTCGCGCAGCTCTAATATCGCTATTCTCGGCTGACGATCAAGAAATGATTTCTGCAAAGACGGGGAATTGGTGGGAAATAGATCCCCAACGTGGGCGCGCCAACAATTCAGTAGTTCTTTTAAGACATAAAATTGATAGAGAATACTTTATGAATTTGTGGTCGCGCGTTAAGGCATCTGGAGCTGGCGAGCCTGGTTTTTACTTTTCTAATGACAAGGACTGGGGTACCAATCCATGCTGCGAGATAGGCCTCAGGCCACATCAATTCTGCAACTTAACTGAAGTTAATGTTTCTAATGTAGAAGACCAAGAAGATCTTGAAGAAAGAGTGCGCGCCGCAGCTTTCATTGGAACTTTGCAAGCAAGTTACACCGATTTTCATTATTTGAGAGATGTGTGGAGAAGAAATACAGAAAAAGATGCATTAATCGGCGTAAGTATGACAGGCATAGCATCAGGAAAGGTTTTGGCCCTTGACATGACCACCGCAGCTCGGATAGTAAAAGAGGAAAATATTCGGGTCGCTGAATTAATTAAGATTAACCCTGCAGCTAGAACTACTTGTGTTAAACCAGCCGGAACAACCTCATTAGTTTTGGGCACGTCTTCGGGTATCCATGCATGGCACAGCGAATATTATATTCGTCGACTAAGGGTTGGTAAGAACGAGTCAATTTATAATTATTTGTCGTCAAGTCATCCGGAGTTAATAGAAGATGAATATTTCAATCCACATACCACCGCGGTCATATCAATTCCGCAGAGATCCCCAGTCGGCGCCATATTAAGAACTGAATCAGCACTTCAATTACTCAAGAGGGTTAGACATGTTACTGACGAGTGGGTTCGAACAGGTTTTCGCAAAGGACAAAATACACATAATGTGTCAGCAACTATTTCAATCAAAGATGCGGAGTGGACAGATGTTGGAGAGTGGATGTGGGAAAATAGGAATAGTTATAACGGCTTATCCGTTCTGCCTTATGACGGCGGCTCTTACACACAGGCTCCGTTTGAAGAATGTTCGAAAGAAACCTACGATGTAATGTTTGATTCGTTGGGAAGAGTAGACTTGTCATCTGTGCGAGAAGAAGATGATAACACTGATCTTACAGGGGAGGTGGCTTGTTCTGGTGGGCTGTGCGAAGTAAAATTTGTATAAAAGTTGTTGACATTTTTGATAGAATATCCTATAATATAAGAGACCATAAAAAAAGGAAGGCCGTATGCCTAAAAATTTAAGTAAATTACAACCCACCAACCGACATTTGTTGGTTATACCACACCCCCCGAAGAAAGAGGAGAAGACAACAGTTCTTCTTCCGGACGATTATACCGCCACCGTCGCGACTTATGCAGTTGCAACGGTAGTTGATGTGTCTTCTGATTGTAATGAACAATTTCGCAAATTAAAATCTCAAGTTCCGGATAAAAGAGAGGTTTTGATTAACCAGAGCATGCTGGAAACTGTATCAGTAAAAGGAAAGAACTACCACCTTATACTAGAAAATTATGTTATTGGTATTTTTAAAGAATGGGGATCCCGATGAGAATAGGTCTTTTACTAGTTTGTTTATTATTTTTTATTACTTGCGAGGATAGCACACATGAATACCCGCCTAGGCGAGACGCAAATACTTCTTTAACTGTACCCGACGTAACGGTTTTAGACTCTTCTGCGCCCGATGCTGACGCATATATTATAAGACAATGGGACGCCGGAGCACCCGATATTGGGCCCGACGCCTCTCCCCCAATTGTTTGTGAGCGCCTCGGCATGCGCGAAAATTGTGATATTGGGGGCCTTTTGGGCCCATGCGCGGAGGGCCAACGCGTTTGTTTTGTGACTAGTTGGTCCGACTGCAGCCCAATTAACTTTCCAAGAATGGAAGTCTGTGATGGAATCGATAACGACTGTGATGGCCAACTGAATGAATCTCACCCAAATTTGAGAGATGAGTTTGCAGAACCTCAGCACCCTACACTGTTTGTAAGTTGTTATACTGGGCCCGCAGCCTCAGCAAAAGAGGGTACTTGTATGTCTGGCATCTCGGTGTGCCGAGAGGTATCTATCGCCACCGACGCCGGCATCGAAACCCATTATGAATATGGTTCTTGTGAGCGTCAAGTATTGCCGTCCGCAGAAGAATGCGATACATTAGATAACGACTGTGACGGCCAGACAGACGAGGGTGTTTTGAATGTTTGTAACGAATGTGGCGCAGATCCAGTTGAAGTTTGCGACGGCGGTCAC